GCCGGCGCCGGCGTCGCGATCTCGGTCTATATGGGCGATTTCCTGACGAACAGCGTGACGATGCGATCGAATACGATCGAGCGGCAATATCTCGATCATTCTCCTGTCACTTACGAATATTTCACGGGGCAGACGATAGACAAGTTCGCCGTCGCGGCCGACGCGCAAAAGGTTGCGACCTACACCAAGTCGTATCTCGGCGCGCTCGCCAGCGACACGACGACCAGGATCGCCGGCGCGACCGATATCGCCGCGCCGACAAACGACGTTCTCAACACGTCGTCGAATGTCGGTCGCATCGGCTTTAACGGCGCCAATGTGACCGGACCGAACTATGTGATGTCGGTCAAGTTCACGGTTTCGAACAATCTTCGCCGCCAGGTCGCTGTCGGCTCGCTTGGCGCTGTCGGCATCGGCAACGGCGAGTTTCAGGTCACGGGAACGTTGTCGACCTATTTCGGCGACAAAAGCATTCTCGACATGATCATCAACAACACGCGAACCTCGTTCGATTTCCGCGTCGGCCGCCAGGACAATAATAAGACGACGCTGGTGTTCGATTTCCCAACGATCAAGATGTCGGGAGGCTCGCCGTCTGTCAGCGGCAAAAATGCCGACGTGATGATCGACGCCGGTTTCCAGGCGATCAAGGATGCAACGCTCGGCTACACCATGAGCATCGGCAGGTTTTGGTTCATCGCCTGACGGGCGAGCGTTTTCTTTTCCACCAGTCAAAACAAGGGGGCAATTTCTATGGATATCAAGACCATCAAGATCGACACGGATCGTGTCGAGCAGGGAGCATGGGTCGGCGACAAATACGGCCGCCCGATCCCTGATATGGGAGATCTATGCCTGCAGGTTCGCGGCATCAATAATGCAGACTGGCGCCGCATGCAGTCGCGGATGATCGCCAACGTGCCCCGCGCCAAGCGGCTGAGCGGTCGTATCGACCTGGTCGAAATGGACCGGATCAATACAGTGTTGATGCGCGACTGCGGTCTGACCGGCTGGGAAAACATGACCGAGGATGGCGTCGAAGTGCCTTATTCGAAAGAGTCGGCCGAGCGCTATCTGACCGATCCGGTCTATGTCGCGTTTCGTGATGCGGTCATGTGGGCATGCACGGTTGTCGGCGACGGCATTCTCGAGCAGGTCGAGGCCGACGCAAAAAACTGACCGACGTCCTGGTCTGGCGCCTCGATTGGGGCGCGCAGGCGGCCAAGATCAGGGCGGCTGCGATCGAGCGCGACGGCGACGTTCCTGCGCTGCCGTTCCTGCTCAATGAGCCGGATCTCGAGCCTTATCTCGTTTTTGAGCTCGGCGCCTTCAATGATCTTACTCGCGACCGGCAGACCGGGTTCGGTCTCGGCCCGATTCCCTGGTCGTCGATCGACCGCTATGCCGCAAGGTTCGTGATCGACGACGAGCAGGATTTTACGCGTTTTGTTCGGCTAATTTTCGCGATGGATGACGCCTATCGCGACAACTACGCCGAGAAAAACCCTGTCAATAAAAAGTAGTTCTCAAAATGGAAATGAACGCTGTTCGGCGCATCACGGTCGAGACCACGGAAACGGGCACGGCCGACGCCACGGCCAAGCTCGTCAGCCTGGGCAAAGGCTATGACGACATTTCGAACAAGTCCGCTGATGCGGAAAGCGCCAGCTCGAAATACGAGCAGGCGCTTTTGCGTCAACAGGCGTTGTTTGCGAGCGCCGTGCAGCAGCAGGCGGCATTTTCAAGCGCGCTCGGCCAACAGGTTTCGAACATGCAGGCGACGGCCGCGGCAAACGACAATGCCGCGCGATCGGGCGAAACGTTCGGCTCCGTCATGACCAAGCTGGCGCTGACCGCCGCGGCCGCAGCGCTCGGCATCGGCGCGTTATATGCGGCGTTCAAGATCCTTTGGGCGGTCGTGACGGCCGTCCCGAAGCTGATCGGCGAGGCCTGGGATCTCGGGACGCAAAAGCTCAAGGAATATACCGATCTCGCCGTCAAGGCGTCGTCGCTCGGCGTGTCGACCGATTTTCTGCAGCGCATGACCAGGAGCGCCGAGGATGCGAAGCTGCCGGTCGAGACGCTGACCGCGGCGCTGACCAGGATGCAGGAAGCTCTGGCGCCGAAACTTGGCGGCAGCGATGCGATCCAGCAGCTCGACAAGCTCGTCAGCTTCGGAAATTTCAAGGGCAACACTGGTATTACTCAGTTGAAAAATGCGACGACGCCGGACGAGCAGTTTCAGGCTGCGTTAGACTTTTTCAAGCAGGCGACGGCGGCGAGCGAAAAGCTAGCCGCGCTCGACGTCATGAAAACGTTGTTCGGCGCCGACGTCGCCAGCAATCTCGCCAAGGATTCCGAATACCTCGACAGGATCCAGGCCGCCGCGCAGCGTGTATCGGCGACAAACATCATTTCCGACGATCAGATCTCGGCCGCCGTGCAGCTGCAAAGCCGCTATGACGCCGCGGTAAAGATCCTCGAGCAGCGCTGGCATCCGATCCAGGAAGTTCTGATTTCGCTCGGGATCGAGATGAAATCGATTTGGGTCGGCATTGTCGAGACGATCGCCTCGGCGTTCGACTGGATCGTCAAGCTTGTCTCGCAGGTCGGCGCGCTATGGAGCGGCTTAAAGGATCTACTTGCGATCATGGCGACAGGCTTTCCGCAGGCGCAGGGTCCGCTCGTCGGAATGACGTCGTCGCAGATCGTTGACGCGCAGCGTGCGAACGCACTGCAGCGGCTCGGCGTCGGCCTCACAAACCCTGCGGCCGTGACGGCCGCGCGCGATCAGACGACAAGGCTTTCCGAGCAGCTGCGTCCCGACAAGTCGAAAGCCGCCGCGCCGGAAGCGCCGGACACGTCGGCTTATGATCGCGCGACAGAGGCCGTGCTCAAATATATCGAAGTGACGAAAGCCGCGGCGCAGGCTGTCGACCAGGGCGCCGGCGAGCAGGAAAAGCTCAAGGCGATCGCGCAGCTGACCGCGGCCGGCATGAAGGACGGGCTGACGCCGGCGGCGGCCGCCGCGAAAGCGGAAATGAGCGGTCTCGGCGAGAAGGCAGGCGCCGCCGCTGACGCTCTCGCCAGGGCAAAGATTGCCTCGCAGATCGATTTCGGCCTCAAGACGTCGCTGCTAAGCCAGGGCGATCTGGCGATCGCGACGCAGCTCAAGACCGTTTACGGCAATGATGTCACGTCCGCGCTGAATTCGGCCGAGGCGGCGCAGCTGCGGTTCAATGCGGCGGCAAAGGAAACCTCGAGCGCGATCGAAAACAGCCTGGTCTCAGGCCTGACCGACATCGTCAGCCGGACAAAGTCTGTCGGTCAGGGCTTTACCGACATGGCTGCGGCCGTCGTTAAATCGATCGAGCAGATGGTCATCAAGATCATGGTGGTCGAGCCCTTGATGCGCGCGCTGCAGGGGGCTGTGACCGGAGGATTCAATCTCTCGGGCATCGGCTTCAATCCGATCGCCGGCGTCAGTGGGCATCACGCCGGCGGCATGGTCGGCAGCGAGCCGACGTTTATTCGTTATGTGCATCCCGCCTATTTCGACGACGCGCCGCGGTTTCATTCAGGCGGCATCGCCGGCGACGAGGTTCCGATCATCGCCAAGCGCGGCGAGGGCGTGTTTACGCCTGGACAGATGGCCGCGCTCGGCGGCGCCGGCGGCAAGGCGCCGCAGGTCAACGTCACGCTGATCGAAAGCGCCAACGGTCACGGCGCGGTCACGCAAAAGCAGAACAGCAATGGCGGCCTCGATATCGAGGTCGCGATCGCGCAGATCTCGGCGAAGTCAGCAGCCAAGCCAGGCGGCCCGCTCAACCGAGTTATGACCGACACGTTCGGCGTTCGCCAGCGCGTCACGGGAAGGTAGCGCGATGGACGCCTGGCCGGTTGGATTGCCGCAAAAACTACAGGTCTCTGGCGCGACATTCGGCTTTGGCGATGGCCTGGTCGAGTATCAGCCTGATCTCGGCCCGTCGATCTCGCGGCGTGGAACGACGGCAGTCATGCAGCCGCTTTCGGGATCCATGATCCTGACCAGCGCGCAGGTCGCGATTTTCCAAGCGTTCTTTGCGACCACGATCGCGGCCGGCGCGCTCCCGTTCACGTTTCCGGATCCGCTGACGGGCGCGACGCTGGTCGTCAAGTTCACCAAGCAGGGCGGTATGCCGTCCTGGTCGGCGATCGGCGGCGATACGTATCAGCTGTCGCTGTCGCTGATGGTGATGCCGTGAGGATCCTGTCGCTTAATTTCCGCAAGGCGCTGTTTGCGCCGGCGTCGCAGGAAGTGCCGATTTTTCTGCTGACGATCACGCATCCGACGCTGACGTCGCCGATCTTGCTGTCGACCGATCCGACTGCGCGCGTCACCACGGATCCGCTGGTGTACGGCACGACAAGCCGCGGCAATACTTTCCTTTATGCCGGCATCGATGTCACGCTGCCAGACGAGCAGGATCGCTCGCCGCCGGCATCAAAGCTGACCGTTGCCAATGTGACGCGCGATCTCATTCCCTTGGCGCGCTCGATCAACTCGCCGGCTTCGATCATGATCGAGGCCGTGCTCGCCTCGGCGCCCGATATCGTCGAGATGACGTTCCCGTCGCTGCAGATGACCAACCTGACCTATGACGTGGCGACGCTGCAGTTTGACCTGACGATGGATGCGCTGGTCACAGAGCCATTTCCGCAAGGCACGTTTTCGCCGGCGTATTTTCCGGGCCTGTACTTCTAGCCGATGAGCCCGCTGGATCCGTTTGTCGGCATTCCGTACCTCGATCGCGGCCGCACGATCGAGGGCTGTGACTGTTATGGGCTGTTGCGTCTGGTGATGGCCGAGCTGCGCGGCGTCGAGCTGCCGAGTTTTTCGGATCTCTACGTCACGGCCGCCGACATTCATGCGATCGCCTGCCTGGTCGAGGGCGGTCTCGATCAGTGGGATCGGGTGGCCGCCGGCAAGGAACAGGCGTTCGACGGCGTGCTGATGCGACGGGGCAGGGATATCCGTCACATCGGCGTGGTGATCGAGCCTGGCCGGCTGCTGCATGTCGATCGCGGCCAGACCAGCCGGATCGAGCGATATAGGCCGCCGGCGCCGCTGGCGGCGCGCGTGGTGGGTTTCTACAGGTTTAGGGGACAATGAACGCCATTCTGCCGCGCGCGCTCCACGGCGAGATTTTGTCGCCTGGGGCGACATTCCGGGTCTATGCGCGAACGCACGCGATCGCCGGCCGGCGTCTCGAGCTCGAGCTCGAGGCGGGGCTGTCGATCGACGAGGTATTGCTGCGGATCCGCGGCGAGTGGCGTGGCGGATACGCGGTCTATCTCGGCGCGTCTCCGATCGAGCCGCGCAATTTCGGGCGGATCCGCGTCAAGGCCGGCGCGATCGTGACGGTCGTGCCGCTGCTCGAGGGCGGCGGATCCGGTAGCGTGTGGCAGAGCGTGCTCGGCATCGTGATCGCGGTTGCAGCGCTCGCTGTGGCGCCGTGGGCGGTCGGCCTGCTCGGATTGACCGGCGTTGCAGCCTCGATCGGGACCGCGCTTGTCGCCGGCGGCATCATGCTCGCCGGTACGATGCTTTTGAATGCGCTGTTCCCGGTCAGGCCGGCAGATAGCGTCACCAGCAGCTCGATCAACTCGATCCAGGGCGCGCAAAACCAGGATAATAAATTTGGCGCCGTGCCGGTCGTGCTGGGCAAAAGCAGGCAATCGCCGTTCTATGCGGCCAAGCCTTACACGGAAATATCGGGCGACGATCAATATCTGCGGATGGTGTTCTGTCTCGGCTATGGGCCGCTGCAGATCGACGCGATGCAGATCGGCGAGACGCCGCTGTCGTCGTTTTCCGGGGTCCAGGTCGAGGTTCGCCAGGGCTTCGCCGGCGACGCGCCGATCACGCTCTACAAAAGCCAGGTCGACGAAACGGACCTGTCGATCACGCTGGACGACTTCGTCGATCAGCCGCTCGCCAATGGCGGCGGCGGCGCCTGGACAAGCCAGTTCACCGTGCCGGACACGGAAACGATCTCGCTCGATTTCACGGCGCCGAATGGCATGTCGGCGACGGATCCGAGCGGCGCAAACATCGCATGGAACGCGGTCGTCAATGTTCAATATCGCCGGGTTGGCGACGTCGCCTTTATCGCAGCCGGCGACGTCGTGTTTCCGAACAGCTTCAATCCGGTCCGCGAGGGCCTGGTGATCTCGGTTGCAAGCGGTCAATACGAAGTGCGGGCGCGACGCGCGACGGGCAACGGTCAGCCTCCTTATGGTCGCGACCAGGTGGTCTGGACGGCGATACGCTCGTTTAAGTCGGGATCTCCGATCAGCTTTCCAAAACCGCTCGCGCTCGTCGCGCTGCGTATCCTGGCGACCGACCAGCTGTCGGGCGTGGTCAACACGTTCAACTGCATTACGACGTCGCTTTTGCTGTCATATTCCGGTTCCGGGGATGTCTGGAATCTGACAACGCCGACGCAAAATCCGGCCGATGAGTTTCGCTATGTGCTGCAGGGGCCGGCGAATGCACGGCCGGTTCCTGACGGGCAGATCAACCTGTCGAACCTGCAGGCATGGTGGATCTACTGCACGGCAAACGGTTTCAAATATAACGAGGTGGTCACGTCGGCGGGCTCTGTCTACGACAAGTTGTGCGACATCGCGGCCGCCGGCCGTGCCGTTCCGACGTTTATCGACGGGCAATGGGCGGTCGTTTGGGATCGGCCGTCCGATCCGATCGTTCAGCATTTTACACCGCGTAATTCCTGGGGGATGCAGGGCCAGCGCGCCTATGCGCAGCAGCCGCACGGCTGGCGCGTGCAGTTCATCAATGAGAAAAACGGGTACACGCAGGACGAGCGCATCGTCTATGACGACGGTTATTCCGCGCTCAATGCCACGCTGTTCGAGACGATACAGTTTCCCGGCGTCACGGATCCTGATCTCGTCTGGCGCATGGGGCGGTTTCAGATCGCGCAGGCGAGGCTGCGGCCGGAAAAAATCACGTTGAATGTCGGCTGGGAGCATCTGATCTGCACGCGCGGCGACCGTGTCCGCGTCACACACGACGTTCTCTTGATTGGGCTCGGCGCGGCCAGGGTCAAAAGCGTAGCTGGCCAGGTGGTGACGTTCGACGAGGTTCTGACGATCGAGACCGGCAAAACTTACGGCGTTTCGTTCCGCATTCCCGACGACGTGCGGGTGCAGACCAACGCGGTCGATCCATCCATAACCGCCGGCGAATATACCGCGCTGACGCTGGTCGGCGATCTCAGTTTGATCACGGCCGGAACGCTTGCAGCGTTCGGACTCACGGCTCAAGAATCGGCCGACTATCGCGTCCAGGCAATCGCGCATCAGAAAGACCTGGTTGCGTCGCTAACGCTGGTCGACGATGCGCCGGCGATCTCGACGGCCGACCAGGGTGCCATCCCTGCCTATACGCCGAATGTCACGATCCCGGCGGATCCGTTCACGCTGCCGCCGCGCAATCTGCAGCTGACGCAGCTGATCGACGGATCCGGCCAAGGGGTCCGCGCGCTGGTGCAGCTCGCCTGGCAGGTACCGCGGTTCGGCAAGATCGCCTCGTTCCAGGTGCAGCGTCGCGACGATAACGCCGGCGCCGGCGACTGGCAGACTGTCGACAGCGTATTGCCGCCGCTGACGGTCAGCTCGACCGTGTTGCCGAATTCCGGCATCTGGTCCTATCGCGTGCGTTGCCTGTTTACCGATGGTACTGCGAGCGCATTTGCCGAGCTCGATACGGTCAAGCTCGACGGCCTGTCGATCGCGCCGTCGCCAGTGACGAATCTTAGAAACACGTTTATCGCCGGCCGCTCGTTCATGTCGTGGGACCAGGCGGTCGATCCGCGCGTGATCCTGGTGGAGATCCGCAAGGGGTCGACATTCCTGTCGGCGCAGATCGTCGACGACGCCGCCGTGTCGCCGTGGCAGACGGTTGGCGATGATACCTATTGGGTAACGACCTACGTCAATTCGCCGTTCGGGGTTCGCGTCTATGCGACGTCGGCATCGCTGGCCCTGTCCGGCTCGATCGAGCCTGACAATGTCATCGTCTCGCACGACGAAAAGGCCGAGGGTTGGACTGGCTCGTTCATCGGCGCGGTCGGCATCGATACCGGCAACAACGCGCTGCGCACGGCGGGCAATGATGATTTTCTGAGCCGATCGAATTTTCTGACGACGGCTGATTTTCTCGATGGCGACGGCACGCTATCCGGCGGCGGTTTCTATTGGTCGTCGCATGTGGTCGACGTCGGCGGCGTCGCTTATTGCCGCGTCTCCAACAGCTGGACCGCGACCGGCGTGCCGGCCGACGATGATTTTCTCGGCAACGCCGACTTTCTGTCGAACCTGGATTTTCTCAAGGCCTCGCTGTCGCAATATGTTCGCGTGCGGCCGATCATTCGCGTCAGCCAGGTCGGGCCGACGCCGACCTGGGGGCCGACACAGATCTGGTCGCCCGACGTCTATCTCGGCCGCATGTTTCAGCTTGGCGTGCAATTCGAGATCCTGGACGCGACGCAGGGCGCATTTGCCTATCTGTTGTCCTGGTCATGGTCGATCGACGTGCCGGATCGGCTCGACAGCTATCAGCATTTGACCGTGCCGGTCGGGGGGCTGCCGATCACGTTCAAGCCAACGGGTTCGGCTGTCGCCGTGCCGTTTAACGGCGGCGTCAATAATGAAGCGTTGCCGCATCTGACGCCGTCGATCCAGACGCCGAACGCTGGCGACCGCATCGTTTGGAGCTCGCTGACGACCGCCGGCGTGACCTTGAAGGTCATGAATGGCGCCAGCGACGTCGGCGGCACAAACGTCAATCTTTTGGTTCGCGGTTACTAGCCGCAATTTCAGACGCGCTCGAGCAGGCCGAAGGCCGTTAGCGAACAGCGCAAAACTCAAAGGGGAAAAGTAATGCACCAGCTCCGCAAGAACGCGGGGACGATCGTCGTCGCCGCGGTCGTCGCTCTGTTTACCGTCATCGTGACGCAGCCGTCGCTGCTGCGCGCCTCGCAGAATACGCTTGGCCTGGCGACGACTGGCGTTTTTTCCGGCCTGACCGAACAGAACGCGATCAATAACGCGATTGACGCGCTATTGACCTGCAACTCCGGATCTTCGGCGCCGGTCAACGCGCTCGGCGGATCTCCGAAAGAGGGGCAGTGCTGGCTCGACACGACGTCGTCGACGCTCAAGATCAAGAAGCGTTATAGCGGTTCGGGTTGGGTCGTCGAGGGGGTGATCGACGTCACCAACGGGATCTGGATCCCGGCGGCCGGCGGCGGCACGGGATCGGCCGCCGCAGCCTCGACGACGGATCTGTGCGCCTCGCCGCAGCAATTCCAGACGGTCTCAGGCACGACGACGATCACGTCATTCGGCTCGAGCTGCGTCGTCGGCGCCAGGCGCACGCTGCTGTTTTCAGGCATCGTCACGATCACCTATAACGCGACGTCGTTGATCGAGCCTGGCAGTGTCAGCTACACCACGGCCGCGGGCGACATCGTTGAGGCCGTATATACCGGATCGGGCAACTGGCGCGTGACGGCGATCAACCGCCTCAACGGCCAGGCCGTGATCAATCCCGCGGTTGCTCCCGGCTCAATGGTGATGACTGTCGCCGCCGCGGCAGATGCTAAATATGTGTTCGGTTTCGGCCAGGCGATTTCGCGAACCTCGTTCCCGGATTATTTTGCGGCCGTGTCGCGCGTGCAGACTGGCACCACGACGGCCACCAATCCGACCGCGACCAGCGTGGCCGATACATCTGGCATGGGCGCCGGCATGCCGATCGAGGGGACGTGCTACCCGGCTAACACCACGATCGCGAGCGTGACAGGGTCCACCATCACGGCGAGCGCCAACGCCTCGACCAACGGCGCGTGCACGTTGACCGTTGTGTTTACTGGCTATGGATCCGGCGGCACCAGCTCGACGGTCGGCGTTCCAGATTGCCGGGGCAGATTAATTGCTGGCCGCGACGATATGGGCGGCACGGCAGCGAGCCGGCTGACCAGCGCGTCGACTGGCTTCAATGCCAACGGCACACAGATCGGCGCATCTGGCGGATCTCAATCGCACACGCTGACGGTCGCGGAATTGGCGGTACATAACCATCCGGTTTTCCTCAACGATCCACAACACTCGCACGGCTATACCCTCGCGCAAGCTGCCTATACGGCGGCGGGCGGCGGTACGTCGAATGCAGTCAATCTGATCGGCGGCACCACAACCTCGGTTTCAACCGGCATCACGGTGCGCGACACGTCCGGCGGCGGCGGCACAGCCAACCAGACCGCAACCAACGGCAGTTCAACGGCGCATTCGGTCGTCAATCCATTGATGATCGCTAACTGCCAGGTGCGCGTGCTGGCGTTCGCGTTCCCGCCGGCGAATGACAATCGCGCGATCGTCCGCGGCCGCGAGCCGGTCGCGATCGCGCGTCGCCTCGCCTGATCTTCACAAAGCCAAAAGGAAAACTCCGATGACCGATGCAAGCGCAGCGGTACAGCCGGCGATGCCGGTTTGGCCTCACGACAACACGGCCGCGAAAAACGCCTTCTATGGCGACTTTCACGCCGCCGATTGGCAAGCGAAATACCTGACGCGGATCACACCGCCTTTCGTGATGCGCTACTCGAAAAACCCGATCCCGTCTCTGCTGGTCAACCGCATGTGCGCGGCAGCGTTTCTCAGCTGCTTTAACGACATCTGGAACGCCTGCGGCCACGACCAGGCCAAGGTCGACGCGACCGGCGCATCCGACTTCGGCGGCTGTTTCAACATCCGCCCGATCGCCGGCAGCAATTCCTGGTCCAACCATTCATGGGCCTGCGCGATGGATCTGTCGCCGGGATCAAACGGCTTCAACGTGCAGAAAACCACGCTCGGCAAGATCGTGGTCGACACGTTCAAGGCACACGGCGCGCGCTGGGGCGGCGACTACAAGGGGCGCAAAGATCCGATGCATTTCGAATTCGTGCAGCCATGAGCTACTGGATCCTTTGGCCGCTCGGCATCACGCTTTGGCTCGCGACGGGCTGGGCTGAATTCGCATTCCTGGAAAAGCGCGGACTGCTGCCGACGCGTGCCAACCAGATCACGCTTTCGATGTTCTGCTACACGATCGCAGCCAAGTTTCCGCTGTCGGTGTTTTGGGCCGGCCTGATGATCGGGCTATTTTTCGGAACGCTGTCGACGCATTTCCTTTGGCACTGGTGCCCGCCAGGATCCGTCTCGGCCGGCTGAATCATTTTCGAAATCTCGAGTGAGATCGCAGCCGGCGAGGCCGGCGGCGCGTTTGGCGTTTCAATCCATCCATCTCGAAAGGGGATAGTCATGAAGGGTTACAAGACTTTGCTTTTTGCATCTGGCATCGCGCTCGCCGGCGTGGTGCAGGCGTTCGATTGGGCGACGATCATTCCGCAGGACAAGACCTGGTCGGGCGTCGCGATGCTGGCGATCGGCGCCGTCATTGCCGGACTGCGCTATGTCACGACGACGCCGATCGGCAAAACCGACGCGGTCGTCAAGATTTTGACGATCGGCCTTTTTGGTGGGTTCCTGGTGACGATCTCGGATGCGCGCGCCGGCGATCTGTTGCCGGCCAAGGCGCCGATCGCCGCAACGATCGGCGGCGGTTCGCCGTGTACGCCGACCAGCTGCACGGGCTTTTATGTTGGTGGCGGCGTTGGCGGCAACGGCTCTAACCTCGACATCATCGGCAGCGGCATCAATGGCAGCGTGTTTGCAGGCGGCATCGTTCCCGATGCGCATGTCGGTTATATCTACAAGCAGGGTGCCTGGCTGTTCGGCGGCGAAACTGGCCTCGGCTACTTCATGAATTCAGGCGTCAACGTCAACGGCGTCGGCGCCAACAACAACGGTCTGTTTGCCTACCAGGTGGCGCGCGCAGGCGGCGACCTGGCGCCGCTGTTCGGCACTCTGCCCGCGATCTCGATCCCGCCGCAGCTCGCCTCGGCGCTGATCTCCGCTTACGGCCAGCTCGGCGTCGCCGAAAAGCAGTTCGCTGGCTTTTGGGCATCCGGCATGGTGTCCGGCGCCGGCGCGTTTATCGACATCGGGCCGCATGCGTTTGTGAACATCGATTACAAACACGTCACGCTGAATTCGCCGGCGAGCGCTTTCGTCACGGCGAAAAGCCTCGACATTGCGACGGTTGGTTTCAACTATAAATTCTGACGACGATCGGCGCGGCAGCGATGCCGCGCCGTTTCCTTTAGCGGCGGCTATCAGGGGATCGGGTTGAAATGCAGGAATCGGAGATCGAGCGCGTCATCGAAAGGGTATTGGCGGCGCAGCGCCGCAAAGAGGAAGAAAGCGGAGACCAGGTCATCCTGTCGACGGTTGCCACGATCCTGAAATCGTTCGGCATCGACGAGGATGAGCGTCTCGAGATCAAGCTCGATTTCGCGCATCTGCGGCGCTGGCGCAAGAGCGTCGAGCAGATCGAAAAAGCCAGCTGGCGAGCTGTGGTGACGGCGCTTGTGACCGGTTTCATCGGCATGGTCCTGCTCGGCATACAGACCAAATTCGGCAAATGAGCAGGCTGCCCGTTCGCACAAAGCCGCCCCGGCAGAAGCATTGCTATGTCGGCGTGCCGGCGATCTTCAAGCTCGAGCAGGCCTGCGTCATTCTCAATAGTGCGTGGAATCACCTCGACAGCTTTGGCTGTT